TACCCCAAAACGAGTCGATAAGTCATGATTAGTGATGATCAGGTCATCATTGGTGGGGATACGGCTGAAACAGGCTCAGATCGGCCCACATCGGTTTTTTTGCCGGTAACAGCTCCACGAATCCACTCACCGCTTAATNNTAATGATTTGCCATCGCGTGGCTTTGAACTGATTGATTTTGCTGAGCAGATTATCCCGGGCGGATTTATGCCGTGGCAAAAGTGGTTGGCCGAACATTCTCTCAAGCTCAAAGCCGATGGCAGATACCATCATCCAATTTCGGTAGCCAGCTGTGCGAGACAAAATGGAAAGTCGACCTACATGATCGCCCGGATCATGATGGGTCTGTTCAATTGGGATGAATCGTTGCAGGTTTCCACAGCTCACAGATTGGTAACATCGCTGGAGCAATTTCGAGCCATTGTGCAAATCATCGAGGAAAATGCCAATCTGGCCAATCAGGTTAAGCGCATCCGCTGGCAACATGGAGCAGAGGAGATTCAAACACTTAAAGGCAATCGGTTTATCATCAAGGCCGGTGGATCGGCAGCTCGTGGATTGAGCAAGCCTGAAACAATCCACATGGATGAGATTCGAGAGCTGCACGACATGGAGACATTTGCCGCCATGCGCTACACCTTGATGGCCGCCAAAAATCCACAGGTCAATTGCTTTTCCTCAGCTGGTGATTCTCACTCAATTGTTTTAAACCAATTGCGCGAGCGCGGTTTGGCCGCAGCTAGTGGCGCAAATGATGATGTTGGCTATTTTGAGTGGTCTGCACCCACCGATGAGATTTCATTGGAAAATGCAGCTTTTGCAAATCCCGGACTCAACATCACGATCCATCCGGATAACATTCGGGCAGTTTTTAATGATCCGCCTGATGTTGTTATGACGGAGGTTTTAAATCGATGGGTTCAGACAATTTCCAGCGTTATCGGAGCCAAAGAGTGGCAAGCCTGTGGTGATGAGTCGATTGATCTTGATGAGGACAAGCTCACATGGATGGCCATTGATTGTTCACCGGATAGAAAACACGCTAGCCTTGTCGCTGCCCAAAAGCTGGGATCGGAAAGCTTTGTCATCAAGCTGTTGCATACATGGGAAAACACGATTCAGCTTGACGATCGGGCAATTGCCAATGATGCGGCCTCATACTGTCGAAAGTACCCAATTGAGTATTTGTTGTACTCAAAGCGTACAACAGGCGCGGTGGCAGCGCGTATGCAGCCGGCAGGTATTCCGATCCATGACATGGACAGCGATTACCCACAAAGCTGCGATGAATTGCTGGGCGCGATCAATAGCGGTCGGCTGAAGCATCGAAATCAATCATCGCTAACAGAGCAAATGCTTTCAGCTGTGCAATTGCGTAGAGGCGATGGCGGCTGGGTTATAGGAAGGCGGGCCAGCCAAACCAGCGTTACAGCGGCCGTAGCAGCCGCATTGTGTACACACTTTGCGACACGCCCAGAAAACGAAATTGACATTTTAGTGGGTTGATCCTTGACATTTTGAGAAAATGTCTCCATGGGATTATTTGATCGCAAACGCACGATTGAAACAGTCGCGCCATCGCGTGGTGCTGATGTAGCTGCACAAATTGGGCCAGCTCCAACGCTTGATGCATTTTTTCCTTTTGGCGGAGCCGATTACATCGTCAGCCGCGAGGAGGCAATGAGTGTGCCGGCGATTGCTCGCGCTCGCAACATGATCTGCAATTCAATTGCCACAATTCCTTTGATTACACGCGACAAAGACACAGGTGCAATTGTTGATCAACCTGTTGTCATTTCCGATCCTGATAAGCGGGTACCAGGAGCAGCATCATGGGTTTGGGCCTGTGAGGATTTATTATTTACAGGATTTTCGTATTTTCAAATAATGGATTTGTTTGCTGATACTGGCCGTGTTCGCCAAATGTGGCGCGTTGCTCCTAATCGTGTTGGTGTGTTTTTAAATTCTATTGGCACTCAAATTGAGTATTACACAGTCGATGGATCGCGTGTGCCAATGTCAGGTGTTGGATCACTTGTGGTGTTTTACGGCAATGATGAAGGATTGTTGAATCGCGCAGGTCGCACAATTCGCGCAGGTGCAGAGCTTGAAAGAGCTGCCGCAATGTACGCGCGTGAACCGGTGCCATCGATGGTTTTGAAATCGAACGGAACAGCATTGCCAGCCGACCGCATTGCTAAGCTGCTCGATGCATGGGGCGCAGCGCGCCGCAATCGTGGCACCGCATTTTTAAATGCTGATGTTGAATTGACAACGGTTGGATTTACACCGGAGCAAATTGGCCTTAACGCTGCACGAGAAATCATTGCCACTGAATTAGCAAGAGCCGTGGGTATTCCGGCTTACTTTATTGATGCGCCGACTGGATCATCCATGACCTATGCAAACGCCCAAACGGCGCGTCAAACTTTGTTGGACTTTTCACTTTTGCCGCTGATGAACAGCTTATCCAGCCGTTTATCAATGCCAGATTTTACGCCATCGACACAGCGCGTGGAATTTGATTTAAAGGCATACCTACGCGGATCAGAAAAAGAGCGCGCAGACATTTACAAGATTTTATTCGACATCGGGGCGATCACCACCGATGAAATTAGACAGATGGAGGACATGATTCAATGAAGCTGACAACACCAATGCAGATCACGGCAGCCGATTCAGATTCGCGCACAATAACCGGCCGCATTGTTGCGTTCAATGAACACGCAAACGCATCAACCGGCAAAGTTGTTTTTGCTCGTGGATCAATTAAGCCACAGGATGTTTTTCTTAACCTTGAACATGACAATACCCGCAGAATTGGGCGAAGCGTGGCCATGTCTGTAAATGACAAGGAAATGACAGCCACATTTAAGATTGCCAACACCACAGCCGGAACCGATGCACTTACTGAGGCAATGGAAGGTCTGCGCGATGGATTTTCAATTGAGTTAGCCGTGGACAATTACGAAATGCAAAAAGATGGCACTATGAAAGTTTTGAATGGACAGCTCACAGCTGTCGCTTTGGTTACTGAGCCAGCTGTGCGATCAGCACGAGTGCAAGAAGTAGCCGCATCAGAGGATTCTGAAACTGAAACAGTTACAGAGACAACAAACCCAAATGAAGGAGACAAAGTGGACAACACTACCGAACCAGTAGCTCCTACCGCGGAACCGGTAGCAGCTCCAGAAGTCGAACCAGTACAGGCATCACGACCAGCCTATTACACAGCACCACGCTCGCCAATTGTAAATAAGGTTACATACCTTGAACACTATCTACGCGCGAGCATTTTGCATGATGAGGATTCACGCCAGTATGTCAAGGCTGCGGATAACACAACATCAACCGCACCCGGCATGATTCCAACACCACAAAGCACACAGGTGATCAATGCGCTTGCAAATGCTGATCGTGGCACAATCGATGGCATTAGCCGCGAAACCTTAGTTGCCGAGGGCATGACCTTCGAGTTGCCCCGTGTGACCGCTGTGCCCACAGTTTTGCCAATCGATGAAAATGATGCAATTACAGAATCATCACTATCAGCGACATTTCTTTCTGTTTCTGTTCAGCCTTTCAAAGGCCGCGCAATTTCAACAGTCGAATTGATCGACCGCAGCCGTCCAGAATACTTGACAGCTTTATTGCAAAACCTTGAGTTTGCTTATGCAAAAGAGACTGATGAGTATGCACTTGCAGCAATGCAAGCGGCCGTCACTACCGTGACAGCACAGGCAGCAAACTCAGCAACCGGATTCCTTGGATACACATCAAAGGCAGCCGCAAATGTTTATGGCGCATCACTTGGATTTGCTCGCTCATTGATCGTTTCACCAACACAATGGGGAAACATCATGGGATACAACGACAATGGCGCACCTCTTTACAATGCCGCACAACCATCAAACGCAGCTGGAAATGTTCGCGGAGATTCATTGCGCGGTGTAGTTTCACCGGGTCTAAACCTTTATGTTTCACGCTCATTTGGTAACGCTGGTACAACAACAGCTGATGGCGATTCATCAATGGTAGTTGTAAACCCAGATTCATACACATGGTACGAATCTCCACGCTTTACGCTGCGCAGCAACATCAACAGCGATGGAACAATTGACATCCTCTATTACGGCTATGGCGCACTAGCTGCCAAGGTGCCAAACGGCGCACAATTCAACAACCTCCCATAAATCACTATCGGTAGCGGTCGCTCCCGAACGCTACTGACACGAAAGGAACCGAGATGCCTTCAATAGTTACAGCCTCACAGCTGAGAGCGATTTTGGGTGTCTCGGTTTCTTTGTACAGTAACGAACAACTGGATCAAATAATTGATTCGGCTGAGCAAACGATTTTGCCTTTACTTACGCAATACCAATCATCGGTGACTTTTGCCAATGTGGATGATTCCGTCATTTATTTCACCACACAACGGCCAAATTACTTTGTGCCGGGTCAATCTGTTGTTGTTACCGGGGCCGGAACTTACAGCGCGACCTATACAGTCACCGATGATCGGATTGAGCCATACACATTTACAGCTGCAACAATCGCGGCTGATCGCACATACCCATTGCCGTTCATTCCTAACGCTTTGGCTACTTTATCCGGTGGATCAGCCGCGCAGCTGTACGCATCGACCCCACCGGTAGAAAACGCAATTTTGGTTGTGTCGGTTGAGATTTTTCAGAGCATCACAGCTCCCGGCAATCAGATCATGTCAGATAATTTTCAGCCGAGCCCGTTCATTTTAGGTCGGAGTCTTAGCAACAGAGTCATCGGCCTTCTTGGGCCATTTTTAGATGTTGAAACGATGTGTCAATGAGTATCGAATCCGCAATTCGCACACCATTGAAAACAGCACTTTCAACCATTGCTGCCAATGTATACAACGGCATACCAGAGGCTATGACATCTCCCAGCATTTGTTTGATCCCGGATGCACCTTATTTGGAAAGTCTTTTGATCAATGGCGCAACAACAAAAGTCAAAGTGAATTTGACTGTGACCGGTGTTGTCGGATACTCAAACAATTCGGCAGCTTTGGACAATCTCGAAAAATTGATGATCAGCATCATCAGCGCAATGCCCGATGGCTATGAAGTCGGCAATGTGAATCAACCTCAACCATTGGAAGTCGGTGCGGGTAGATACCTCACAGCCGATTTACAAGTCAGCACCTATTACACCAACTAAGGAGAAATCATGCCAACAACAATCGTCACCGGCAGAGACATTACTTTCACCATTGATGGTGATGACTTTGATGCTCAGGCCACATCAGCAATTTTGACAATTGATTCAACGATTAACACATACCAAACGCTCGATGGAAAAGCTTATTTCACGACTGATTCGCAAGGATCGTTTGCCGTGGAAATGCTGGCAGATTGGCCAGCCGGTGGATCACTTTGCAACGCGCTATGGACTGCCGCAGACACCGCACCAAATACACCATTGCCAGTTGTTTTCACAGCTGCATCAGGATCGGTTTTCAATTTTGATGTTCAGCCAGTATTTCCATCAGCTGGAGGAACAGCACCAGATGCACAGACTGTGTCATTGACATTTACCTGTGTGACAACACCAACGCTATAAAAAAGGAGATCGGGAGCATGAAATTACCAATCACAATTGAGTTCACATCTGGGGAGAGCGCAACCTATACCGCGCTCCCACCAGAGTGGATGAAATGGGAAAACAAAACCGGAAACACGATCCAGCAAGTATCTGAGAAATTAGGCATTGCTGATTTGATGTTTTTGTCGTATCACGCCATGAAGCGCGAGGCAGCTGGAAAGCCTGTCAAGCCATTTGAAGTGTGGTGCGAAACTGTAACCGACATAATCATGGGAGAGACTGATACCCCAAAAGCTACGAACCGGGAACAATAAACCGGTTCATTTGGGAATTGGCCATTGCCACAGGATTATCACGATCAGAGTTTCAAACAGCTGAGGATGTTTTAACCGCTTTCGAGATACTGAGGAAACAAAATGGCAACTGAACCAATCACTTATGACAAGAGTGATTTGCGCGGAATCGTCAAGGCTTTTAAAGCCATGGATGATGAAGCTGTTGCACAGGCCAAAGGCGTTTCAAATGGATTGGCCACTTATGTGCAATCCAAAATCAAAAGCGCAGCCGGTAATCGACCAAACAGAGCGGCCAGCCGTGTTGCTGATGGATCGCGTGTAAGCAAATCATCCAAGATTGGTGAGATTTCATTTGGCTTTGTGTCGCAAAAATTTAGCGGTGGAGGCACGACTCAACAGCTTTGGGGTGGCTACGAATTTGGATCAAACAAATTCAAGCAATTTCCAGTTTGGTCAGGCCGTGAAGGTCGAGGATCAAAAGGTTATTTTATCTACCCAACATTGCGCGCCGAACAGCCACACATCATCGCCCAATGGGAAAATGCATTTACTAAGATTTTGAAGGAGTGGTGATGGCCGGACAAAGTAGAACGCTCAAGCTCTCAATTCTTGCCGATGTTGACCAGCTCAAGAAAAATCTCACTACCGGATCAAATGAGGTCGAAGGTTTTGGCTCAAAACTAGGTGATTTTTCCAAAAAGGCCGGTTTAGCCTTTGCCGCAGCTGCCGCAGCTGCCGCAGCTTATGCCAGCAAATTGGCTGTTGATGGTGTCAAAGCTGCCATTGAGGATGAAAAGGCACAAACACAATTGGCATTGGCACTTCAAAATGCCACAGGTGCAACAAATGCACAGATCAAAGCAACCGAGCAATCAATCCTCCAAATGTCATTGCAAACCGGTGTTGCTGATGATGAATTGCGACCAGCTTTGGGCCGATTGGTACGATCAACCGGAGACATAACAAAAGCGCAAGATTTACTTTCAACAGCTCTTGACATCAGCGCAGCCACAGGCAAGCCGCTAGCACAAGCCGCTAGAAACCATTTCAAACGCTTTGGGTCGCGCATACGATGGCAACACAACAGCATTAGGCAAATTAGGTATTGGCCTATCAGCGGCCGAATTGAAATCAATGTCATTTGAGCAGGTATCAGGCAGATTGACAACCTTATTTGGCGGCGCGGCAGCCGCTAACGCTGAAACTTATGCTGGCAAAATTGCAAGAGTTCAAGTGGCATTTGATGAAGCAAAGG